ACGTCTGGCATCAGGAAGTACACGGTAAAATATTAGATAAGTCCTACGGGAAAGCACCTGTTGACATAACACCTTGGATTCCATTGAGATTTAACACAGTGGATGGTGAGGACTATGGAAGAGGTAGAGTCGGTCAGTTTATTGGCGACTTAAAATCATTAGAAGCATTATCCCAAGCCCTAGTGGAAGGGAGTGCTGCGGCTGCGAAAGTCGTATTCACAATTTCTCCTAGCAGTACCACGAAGCCAAGTACCCTTGCTAACGCAGGTAATGGCGCAATCGTGCAAGGGCGGCCCGACGATATCGGGGTGGTGCAAGTAGGTAAGACTGCTGACTTCAAGACTGCATTTGAAATGATGCAACAGCTCGAACGTCGTCTTAATGAGGCGTTCTTAGTCATGCAAGTTAGAAATTCTGAGCGCACTACAGCTGAAGAGGTACGCCTCACACAGATGGAATTAGATGCTCAACTAGCTGGACTGTTTAGTCTATTAACTACTGAGTTCTTACTTCCATATCTAAATAGAATACTTAGTCAATTCCAAAAGACTGGAAAGATACCACGTCTACCAAAGGATATTGTTAAACCTACTATCGTAGCTGGTGTTAATGCATTAGGTCGTGGTCAGGATAGAGAAAGTTTAGGTCAATTCCTAACAGTCATTTCTCAAACAATGGGACCAGAGGCAGTACAGAAGTTTATCAATCCAGAGGAAGTCATTAAACGACTAGCAGCTGCACAAGGTATTGATGTATTGAACCTAGTTAAATCTATGGAAGAGATACAAGGTAAAGAGCAGCAAGCACAACAAATGGCTATGCAACAACAGCAGACAGAGAATCAGACTGCAATGATGAAGACTCCAATGATGGACCCATCTAAGAATCCTGCAATTGCTGGTCAGCAACCACAACAACCACCTGAGCAAGTATGAGCGAAGAACAAACACTCTCGTATGAGAATAATACAGAGTCAGTTACCACTGAAGAAAACCTAACTCCTGAAGAGCAAGATTCTTTGGAAGTTGGGGAGCAAATGCAAGCAGCTGAAGACCAGTTACTTGCAGGTAAATATAAAGACCCTAAAGATTTAGAGAAAGCTTATGCAGAACTCGAAAAGAAATTGGGCGAAAAATCTGACAGGGATTCAGAGGAAGTTGAATCAGAAATTGAAACTGAACCTGAAGAACCAAATGATATACCAAGTAATATTTTAGATGAGCTTTGGGAAGAAGGTCAGAATAAGAATCTTACTAAAGAGACATTCGATAAGATTCAAAAGATGAATCCTATTGACGTAGCAAAATTAGCTATGCAATCACGTCAACAAGGAAGTAATAGAGAGTTCACTGAAAATGATGTCCAACAGATACAAGGATTAGTTGGAGGAAAGGAGAACTATAGCAACTTATTATCTTGGGCCTTAGATAATCTACCTGAGCAGGAAGTTGATATGTTTAATTCAGTCATGGATATAGGCAACCCTTTAGCTGCTTACTTTGCTGTCCAATCTATGGCTCTTAAATATTCTGACATGTCAGGAAGAGATGGAGAGTTGATTAAAGGTAAAGCACCTAAGTCAACATCAGATGTCTTCAAAGACCAAACAGAATTGATTGAAGCCCAGAACGATCCAAGATATGCAACTAGTGAAGCTTATCAAGAAGAAATCCTACAAAAACTAGCACGATCCAACATTAACTTTTAACTATGGCTAAGAAAAATTCAGGAGTAAAACCTGGATTCTCATCAGGTTATTCAGGTGAGAGAACCGCTGCTGATCCAGGAGCAAGAGATAGAAACAAACCTTGTCCTTCAGGTTTCTATAGAAACAAGGCAGGTAAGTGTGTACAAAAAGGAGTAGGAAAAGAATACAAACCATAGGTAGATATGGCGACCTGACAGTTCATCATCGCCTATCACCTACTTTGATTCAATGACTACTGTAACTGAATACGGTAAGCAAAACATATTTGCTAACGAAACACCTCCTCGATTAATGAACGATAACGAACAAGACTTCTTAATGGAGCAAGCCGAGAGAACTAACGGACAACTAGCCATGCTTGGCTTTGTTGCTGCCATCGGCGCATACATAACTACTGGACAAATTATTCCAGGAATCTTTTAAACACTTTATAAATGACTACAGCCACATTAACCAAACCATTTGACAACTGGCAGCGTTTTTGTGACTGGACTACAAGCACCAACAACCGTCTCTACGTGGGATGGTTCGGTGTGCTTATGATCCCTGCACTATTAACCGCTGCAACAGCATTTATCGTAGCTTTCATCGCTGCACCACCAGTTGATATAGATGGTATTCGTGAGCCAGTCTCAGGATCTCTACTCTATGGAAACAACATCATCTCAGGGGCAATCGTCCCGTCATCTAACGCAATCGGTCTTCACTTCTACCCAATCTGGGAAGCTGCAACCCTCGACGAGTGGTTGTATAACGGAGGACCATATCAACTCATTGTGTTCCACTTTCTCATCGGTATCTCAGCATATCTGGGACGACAATGGGAACTTAGTTATCGACTAGGAATGAGGCCATGGATTTGCGTTGCTTATTCTGCACCCGTTGCAGCATCCTTTGCTGTATTCCTCGTTTATCCATTTGGACAGGGGAGTTTTAGTGATGGTATGCCTCTTGGTATTTCAGGGACTTTCAATTTTATGTTTGTCTTTCAGGCAGAGCACAATATCCTTATGCATCCGTTCCATATGCTCGGTGTTGCAGGGGTATTCGGTGGAGCTTTATTCGCTGCTATGCATGGAAGTCTTGTTACTTCTTCGCTTATCCGTGAGACGACAGGCTTAGATTCACAAAACTATGGATACAAATTCGGTCAAGAAGAAGAGACGTATAACATTGTTGCGGCTCATGGTTACTTTGGGAGACTTATCTTTCAGTATGCCTCTTTTAATAATAGCCGTAGCTTACACTTTTTCCTTGCTACTTGGCCCGTCGTTTGCATATGGCTTACCGCTATGGGAGTCTCCACTATGGCTTTTAATCTCAACGGCTTTAACTTTAACCAGTCAGTCGTCGATGCCAATGGAAGAACAATCCCTACATGGGCTGACGTTCTCAACCGTGCCGATCTAGGTATGGAAGTAATGCATGAGCGTAATGCTCACAATTTCCCGCTTGACTTAGCAGCTATAGATACCACCCCAACTGTTTAAGACAAAGCAAAACAAATAATCTAACGACAACTAAATAATGCCTAAAGACTATTCTAAGTTTGATAGAAGGGTTCATGCTGCCAGTAAGGCAAGCAGTCCTAAGACTAAAGTTAAAATCTTATTAAACGCTGCTCAAATTTATAAGGGTGTTTAAGCCACGTCCGTTCATCCCTATGGGACGCATGACGACCTAAGCATGGAACGGGGCTTAGGTACTTGAGGATTATTCCAATGACTTTAAAAGTTACTTACAAGTATCGTGGCATCGCTTACACAAAAACAAAAACTATTTAATTAAAAATGAAAACAATTGCACTTGCTCTCGCAGCCACCACTTTAGCGTCTGCACCTGCATCCGCTGGTACATACTTAAACGCTGAAGTAAACAATGGTTACTACGGCTCTCAGTATGTTGGTAGAACTGTAGAACTACACGTTGGTGTAGATGGATCTAAAGATAAGTTCGACTACTATGTACAAGGTGGTCCAACTCTAGTAGCCATCGACGGTATTGATGGTACAGAGACTGAACTATCAGGTAAGTTCGGCGGTAACTATAACGTGTCTGAAAAGGTAGCTTTCTACGGAGAGTTTGCTGGAGGCACTAATGGTGATCTAGATAATACTTACAACCTTAAAGCTGGAGCTAAGTATAAGTTCTAATGTCACAGCAAAGCGATAAGGCTAGGGCATCAGTTACTTCACTGACCCCCGAACCAGAAATCAAAGAGGAAAAGAAAGAGACTTTTGATGAGGATATCTCAATAGAGGAAGCTCTTTCAACTCTATAAACAGGAAGGAGAGCACCTCAGAGTAGGACTCTCCTTTCATTTGGCTCTTGGCCTGTTACGACAGATACCCATTAGCCGTCTAGACGGTGAGGATAGACCCACAACAAAATGATCACAAAAATTTCAGCTGAGAAACGTATATAACAAATTAGTTTTTAACAATGGCTCAACAGTCAACCGCACATCAGGCTTCGGTAACCGTACCTGGTGCTAATAATGGAGGCTCAGATAGAAGAGCACTCTATTTAAAATTATTCAGTGGCGAGATGTTCAAAGGCTTCCAGCATAATGCTATAGCTAGAGATCTCGTTATGAAGCGTACCTTGAAGAACGGTAAATCTTTACAGTTCATCTACACGGGTCGCACAAAAGCCGAATTCCATGTTCCAGGAAATTCCATCCTAGGTAACAGTGACGGCGCACCTCCAGTAGCTGAGAAGACTATTACAGTAGACGATCTACTTATTAGTTCAGCTTTCCTTTATGAGCTTGATGAAACACTTGCTCATTATGACTTGAGATCAGAGGTATCTAGAAAGATTGGATACGCTCTTGCTCAAAAGTATGACCGTCTTGTCTTCAGATCTTTAGTACGTGGTGCTCGTGTAGCTTCACCTATCACTAAGACTGGATTCGTAGAACCAGGTGGTACACAGATCAAAGTTGGTACTGCAGCTAGTACTGCAGCATCAGATGCCTATGATCCTACTAAGTTGGTGAATGCATTCTATGATGCAGCAGCAGCTATGGATGAAAAAGGAATTTCTACTGATGGAAGATTTGGTGTTCTAAACCCACGTCAGTACTATGAACTAATCCAACAGGTCGGAGAGAATGGTCTAGTTAACAGAGACTCACAAGGTTCATCCCGTCAGAAGGGTAATGGCATTGTAGAGATCGCTGGTATCAAGATCTACAAGTCAATGAACATTCCGTTCTTCGGTTCTTACGGTACTAAGTATGGTACTGCAGGTGCTACGAACCCAGGTGTAACCGATCCAGGTAACACAGGTACATTCGTAAGCGAAACAATAGAAGACGCTGAAGAGACAGATACAGGTATCAACAACGACTACGGTGCTAATACTAACTTCGTTAATACTTGCGGTATTATCGGACAACGTGAAGGCGCAGGTATCGTTGAAGCTATCGGACCTCAAGTTCAAGTAACCAAAGGTGATGTAAGTGTCATTTACCAAGGTGATGTGATATTGGGTCGCTTAGCGTGTGGGGCAGATTATGTCAATCCCGCTGCTTGCGTAGAACTCTATGCAGGTGTAGCAACATCATCAGCACCAGCTGCTTTCTAAAGATAATTTCTTTACACATAAGGGGAGTCATTACGGCTCCCTTTTTTTTATTTATATTAATCAATTATGGCTTTCCCTACCACTAACGCTGCTCAAGAATTACCCGCTATAAATCAAATACTAATGGCTTGTGGTCAGGCACCTGTCACCACTTTAGATGAAACCAACCCAGACGTTGCGATTGCTTATCAAACTCTACTAGAAGTATCTAGAGAGGTACAAAGTGAAGGCTGGACCTTTAACAAGGAAGCACATTATGAGATGACACCTGATAGTAATAATGAAATTCTAATACCAAATAATATCTTACAGATAGACCTTACAAAAGCTAATGCTGGTGATAAGAATACAGTAAGGAGAAACGGTAAACTATATGACAAACAGAACCACACAGATCAATGGACTGATGGGGCTGTTGAATGCGATATTGTTTGGCTATTCGATTGGGTAGACCTACCACGTCCTATACAGGACTACATAACAGCAAGAGCATCTAGTACTACCTCTAGTCGGATAGTAGGAGATCAAACTCAATACCAAATGCTCCAACAAAAGGAGGCATACATGAGAGCTATGGCTCTTGAATACGAAACTAACCAAGGTGATTATTCATTCTTTGGACAACCTGATGGAGCCAACCCATACATCAGTTATGAACCTTATCATGCACTTTCTAGATAATGGCAGCAGTAACACAAAGGATCTCCAACTACTTAAGTGGAGTATCTAAACAAACAGATAGTAAGAAACTTCCAGGTCAGGTACGAGAATGTATTAATGGTTTCCCTGATGTCACATTAGGGCTAACTAAAAGACCTGGTTTTAAATTTATTAAAACATTAGCAAATACAAGTAATGCTGAGTTCGATCAGACTGACTTAGATGGTGCTAGATGGTTTTATATCAACAGAACATCTACTAGATATATAGGATGTATCACTCCTAAAGTAGACAGTACTAATGGTACTATTCATATTTGGAATGCCGATACAGGTGCTGCTTGTACGATTACAGATACAGCTACTAGCTCTGCGCTTGGAGCACATACCTACTTAAACGGGACAAGTAGAAAGAACTTTGATGTACTAACGGTACAAGATACAACCATCATTACAAATGATGCAGTCACTGTAACCACACAAGCTGCACCTACTGACTTTGTTGCTCAAAGTAGAGGAACTATCTTGATTAGTACTTTGCCAGATGGTGAAAGCTCAATACAAGGTCAAGATTTTGAAATTAAAATAGGTAATGCAACAGGTAATACACATATAAGTAGTAGTCCTCGTACTATTACGCATACATCAGGTTCTAGTGATTCATATGAAACTATTTTAACAGCGTTAGAAACTAAGATTAATGATGAAAATATATCAGGCTTAACAGTTACCAAATATGCTAACCAGCTACAGTTAGATTATGTAATCAGTGCTACTAGAACACCATTCACTTTAGAAGCTAAAGGTGGTGCTGATAATAAGCGATTAGTTGTCTACCAAGATTGGGCTGATAATGAATCATGGCTACCACCTAACTCATTCCATAACCACGTAGTTACTATTATTAACTCACGTCTATATGATGAGGATAACTATTACGCTAAGTTTAAAGCAGATAATAGTACAGCTGGATCAGGTTATTGGGTAGAGACAATCGGACCAGAGGCATCTCCAGGTCTAACAGATTCGACTATGCCACATAAGCTGTTGAATACAGGGACTAATACTTTTACTTTTGGACCGATTACATGGGGAGATCGATTAGTTGGAGATGATCTAACAAATGCTCATCCTAGTTTTGTAGGTAAGACAATAAAGAAAGCTTTCTTCCATGATGATAGACTTGGTTTCTTGTCTGAAGATAATGTAATAACGAGTAGAGCTAAAGATCCTTATGAGTTCTATGCAACATCAGCTAGAACACATACAATGGCTGACCCGATAGATGTTAATTGTGCGTCAGTAAGACCTACGAAATTACATGCAATTAAACCTGCTAGACAGGGTTTAGTCCTATTTAGTAAGAACCAACAGTTCTTGATATATGCAGATAATGGACCATTAACACCTCAGACTACCAAGATCCGACCAATCTCTAATAGTGAGATGAGCGATGAGGTTGATCCAATTGATGTTGGTACTCATATGAACTTCATCAGTAAGACACCTAACTTTACTAGGGTGTTTGGTATGCAAACTAAAGGTCTTGGTGAAAGTCCACAGATCTTAGATATAGGAAGGGTTGTTAATGAGTGGATTACAGCAGATATAGATACATTAGTAGCTAGTATCCAGAACGATTTCATAGCTTTGTCAAGTCAAAGTAGTAATACTATCTATTTCTATAAGACTTATACAGATGGTAAGGAGTTGCTTATGGAGTCTTGGTTTAAATGGACTTTGCCTGGAACTGTTCAGTCAATGTCAATTGATCAAGATGATATGTACTGTGTCACTAAACAAGGTACAGGGACATCTGCAAGATACACATTAGAAAAGGCTAACTTAACTCAGAGTCCAGAGGTATCTATCATAACTAATGCACAGGGTCAGAAGATTAACCCTTGTATAGATTTATATGCACCTGCAAGCTCAGTTGTATATGACTCGACTAATGATTTCTCTAAATGTTATCTACCTTTTGCTAATCTAACTGATCAAAAGAATGTAATGATTGTTGCTGGTACAACAGCAGCAGGTACATTTAATAACTCAGGATTTACTATCACCCCAGAAGCTGTAACTGATGGTTCTGGTACATACTTTAAGGTACCTGGAGAAGACCTCTCTGGCAACGCTAGTAACGTCTACGTGGGGTATGCTTACGACTTTGATGTCGAACTACCTAAGATCTATTATGACCTCTCTGGAGACGGAAAACGTACCGACTTCACGGCTAACCTAACAGTAGCTAGATGTAAGTTCTCTGTAGGTTTATCAGGTGTAGTTGGTTTTAAACTAAATGCAGTTGGTAGGTTTGCTAGTAAGAAGGAATTTACAGGTGATGGTACTACTACTCAATTTGAGTGGATATCATCAGATCTTGAGTATGTAGATAGAGATGAAGTAAAGGTAAAGGTTAATAATGTAACCACTGCATTTACTTTTATTAATGATACAAAGATTGAATTCTCATCTGCACCAGCTAATAACGCTAAGATCGTTGTCTACTTGGATGAATGGTATAACTTAAATCCAACAACAGAAGCTAATACATATTTAGCTGATGACGTACCGTTAAATGAAGCAAGCGTACTAACAGTACCAATACACCAAAGAAGTAAAAACTTCACCTTACGAGTCTTTAATGACTCACCATTTCCCGTCTCTCTCAACTCGATGATGTGGGAAGGAAACTACTCACCGAGATTTTATAGGAGGACTTAAGATATGCCATGGAATTGGTTAGTACCTACAGCTATTGGTTTATTTCAAGGTAATGAAAATAAGAAAGCAGCCAAGAAAGCCAAGAGCGATGAAGATGCCTTCTTAGAAAAAAAGTGGGCTGAATATGACATGCCAGCATATGAAATGTCTGGCGATAAACTGAGAGCTGATAGAGATTTTATAATTGAAGGGATCAATTTAAAGGTTGCTAATGAAAAGAAGTTTGCTGCTTTCAAAGATCAAAACAACCTTCGTGCTTATCAGCAACAGTTAAAGATAAGAACATTTCAACACGAGCAACAGGAAAGGTTATATAGAAAGTCTGAATATCTCTACGCTCAATCCGTACAGCAAGCACAAGAGCAAGCTGCGATACAGATGCAAGAGGTTAAACAGAAATTTGCATTTGAGAATGAAGATAGAATAATTGAAAGCATACAGAAGAAGGGTGAATTAGCAGTAACCTCTCAAACAGGTAGGAATGCAGTTAAGGCTGCTCAATCTGAGATGTATGACCAAGGTAGGCAGATAACTATAATGACAGAATCACTAATCAGTGCAGATAGAAATACTCGTATGGGTTTACGGGACTTCTTACGGAAAGCAGACGCTCAACGTATGCTCAGACCAGAAGCACCACCAGAACCACTAAAACCACTAGAGACTCCCTTACATGATTATCAGCTACCTAGAGCACTACAACCTTTTGACTTTGGACCAGAACCTATTAAAGGTGTGTCCTTTCAACAAGTCCCAAGTTCATTAAGTGTCTTAGCTGGAGCAGCAAGTGCAGGTTTCAGTGCTTATGCAGCACAAACTCCAGGAACGAATACTACGACTAATTATGGTGGCAGCTATATCCATCAAACACCAAGTCCAACTTGGGGAGTATGAGTAACTAACATTGTTTAACTATTAACAACAAATGGCAAAAGCAAAATTCCAAGGGTACGCCATTGGAAAAGGCTTTAGCAATATAGACCCAGGATATTCCGCACTTACTCGTTTACAGGAAAAGCAAAATCAAGATCTAGCTAACCTTAAACAAGAAGAGAAAGATCGGAGAGATAGGGATCTACAGGCTGAAGCCGACCTCGAAAGAGTGATGAAGAATGAGGAAGCTAACCGTAAAGAAATCTACATTGAAGATAAGGTATTTTCTACACGGGAACGAGCACTTCAAGTTAACAAAGAAATCTTTGTACAAAACCAAAAGGCTAAGATTAAATCAATAGACGATAAGCAGAAAGCTTTTGAACAGATAATTGGATTTAGCAAACAAGCTTTTAAAGACTTTCAGACGATAAAGGAGAAGGATTGGGAAGTAACCATGAATGCGTCGTATAACTATCATATGACTCATGGTATATCTCTTGAAGAGCAGCTAAAGATAGATTTAATGGAGGATGAGCTATTCAAACGAGGTGCAAACTTTGAAGCAATAGCTGATCGAATGAGGGAGGAAGGCTATACTAACGAAGAGGTTCATTATGTACGTGGTAAGAATAGTGCCTCAGACTATGGACGTTTAAAAGCCTACTCAGTACAAGCTGGTTTGCGTTGGCAAGAGTTTGCTCAGTCTGAATTAGCTCGGATGGGTATAACTGATAAGGTTGAGCAAGAAGCTGCCTTAGACGCTTTAAGAATTAAGTATCTAAAGGCTCATAAGCTATATGGAGTTAGCTCTGATTTCTTGGAGCCAATGTTCCAAAGGATGAGAGGTGGTACGTCTCAGCTACTTGCTAAAACTCAGTTACGAAATGATGTTGAGTTTACTAAGGGGGAGACAAACAAAGCTTTAGAGAAGTTATATGGGTTTCCTACTGCTGATTCTTTGAATAACCTATTCCTTACAAAGACAAGAGAAATAAATCCGAAAACAGGAACTACCTATTCACCATCTGAATCAAAGCAATGGATCTTTGATACGTTAGCGAACATTGATTTATTTACTGATGAACAAGTAGAAGATCTTCTCGCTAATACCAAGATGCTCCATATGAATAAGATGTGGGGTGATGATATAAATAGTGACTTTGTTCTCGATTTATGGAGTAACCGTACTAAGAACAGAACAGCTAAACAACAAGGTATTGACGCTCGTGTTCAGGTAGAGAAAAAAGAACTCTTAAATAAAGCATTAGACTTCTTTGAAGATCCTTTACAGTTTAACGGAGATAAAAGAGTAGGTGAAAAAGTAATAAAAGAACTTCGGAAACAAGGCTTTACAGCTGACGAACTTGATGTCCTTTTACCTTACTTAGATCAAAGTGTTTCAGGTAGGGCTGATGGAGATGAGTGGAGAGCACTTATTCAGTATTCAGCTGATCAAGGAACACTAACTACTGAAGAGTTAAATAACCCATACGTTCCAAGAGATTTACGTGAGGAGTTTCGGGAACAAGCTAAGGCTAATGACGCTCTCTTAAAAGGAGTTGATATGAAACATGTAGAGGGTGTTCTTGGTGATGCTTTAAGAACGACAATAGGAGAATACAATCTGGAAGCAGGTTTACACGATAGTTATAAGCTGGCTAAATTTGCTGCTGTTGGAGAGTTTAGAAAAGCATATAAAGAAAGTGGAAATTTAGACAAAGCTCTTACACAGGTTCGCTTGCAAATAGAAACAGGTGCATACGACTCAGAGAAGGGAGGAAAAGAGGGGTTAGGTCATGGGATGTTCATGGTAATACCACCTCATCTACTGAAGAACGGAGATAACCGATCTATCTTTGCAAGCTACACTCCAGGAAACCATGAAAGTGCTCAAGTAGTTGTTAAACCTTCTAGAACAGTAAAAGAACGTGGAGATATAGTTTTAGAAGTTGGTATGGATTTTGGCTTACTAGATAATGAACTATATATGCATCCAGCTGATATTGCACAAATAGCTAAAAATATCCAAGAAAACAAAAGCTATAGATTACCTGAAGTATTATTTGACCTAGCTACTTCATATCCAGAATTGGGTAGTGCTACTGATATATGGACAAGACAGCTTAAAGTAGCTCATAATAAAGGTAAATTAGAAGAACTAAATCTTGAAGTAGAAGATTTCAGGAAAACTCTATTCAGAGATGTTGACGATCCAACTGCAAAGAATCTAATTAATAGTATTAGAACTAAAGGACAAGTCTTAAAGGCAATTCAAATACTGAATAACCCTGAATCCACTAGAGATCTGAAATATATGTCTAACACGACAGTTAGAAAGCTTGCAGTTCCATCAATCTTAGAAACACAACTACGAAGAGAAGATATGAGAGATGATCCTTACTACGAATATGACGTAGAAACTGGTACTTATAGTCAATACGGAGTGGAGTGATGGAAAACGAAGACATTTTAGAACAACAATCCGTTTTAGATGAAGAAGCTAAGAAGGAACTAAGAGCTAAAAGAGCAGCAGCCAATGTTTATTTACGAGAACTAGAAAAACAGAAAAGAGGTATAACAAGTAATACCCCTGCTACTACGTTTGGTACTAAAACAGAGGATATAGATGCACAAAACCGTCAGGATGCTGCAAACTATTTAACAGGTAAGCCTCAAGCACCAAAACAAGAACAACCTACAGAGCAACCTAAAGAATCTAAGAACTTCCATAGCGATATGAAGTTAGATCTTAACCCTGCTAAATGGGCTTACTTGTCAGGTATGGGTGCATTAGATGTACCTTTTGATGTTGTAGGTTTAGTTCCTGGATTAGGTTGGGTAGACGATAGTTGGGATGAAATAACAAAGCAGAATGATGAAGGTGCTCGTAAATTCAGAGCAGCTGCAAGCATGATTCTGCCAACCATTGTTACAGCTGGAGCTTACGGTAAATGGGTAGCAGCTAAGAACCTACCTGCATTAACTAAAGCTGCAATGAATGTAGGAGGTGTAGGTCTGATTAATGGTGCTATAGCTAGTGCCAGTGACTTTGGTGAAGATCCTGGAAACAGATTCCTAACCAGTCCTCAGAACTTTAAACGTCTACAAGAATGGTGGCCTGAAATCTTTGGTCCTCAAGGTAGGTATCCCCTAGCTGAAGACTTGATGAAGATAGATGGTATTGACCCTGAACTAAATAGAATCTTAATTGGTATTGAGGAGACTGTATTCAGCGGTGTAGGAGATATCATTGGATATGGATTCAATGCTGCTAAACCACTGCTATGGAAAGTAAAACCTCTAAGTGAACAAGCTGCAGCTGTTAAAAAGGCAACGCAGATTAAGTACATGGAGACTGATACTAAGAAAGCTATCTCTGATATTGATGGAGCACTCGAAACTGGAGCCTTGAATAAGGAACAAGCTGAAGCTTTACTTGTTAAGAAGGGTAGATTGATAGATCAGATAACGAAGACAGGTTCTTCAGAAGTTACTGGTAATCCAGCTGAGTCTATTATTAGAGATAAGCAAAGATCACGTCAGGCATCTACAGATCAAAGAGCAGTTAGAAAGATAATTGAAAATCCTTGGGGTAAGGAATTCGATCCTGATATCACGCCTAAATTAGCTAGTGATACACAGCAAACAAGTAAAGCCTATATTCCTGGAGCTGCAATTAGAAATACCATAGATGTAGCAGAACAGGAGGCAGGTAAATATTCACGAAATAGTGTTCCTACTAGACCTTATACAGATGCTGTTAAAGACAATGCATTACAACTAGGCAAAGCACATACCTTAGTAGCTCATGTAGCTAAGAAGGTTAGAGAGATGCCATCCTACGGTGATTTCCAAAATAAATTTAGAGATGCCGACTTGTGGAATGCAGCAATGGGCTTTTATGAAAAAATCATGCCCTTTGGTACTGGTACAAGATTGGCAAAAATACTAAGCAGCCCTGAGTATCAAACAACATTATCCCTATTAGGTAAGGATGGAGTAAGACATGAGATTACACACTTAAACCCAGAAGGCTTAAACGCAACAGGTGTTGCTATGAGCGACTTGCTAAACCTTTATGTAGGTAAGGAAACTCAAGCTACATCAGCAAGGGTTATGTCTACTCTTGGAAAGGAGATCTCAGCCATGTCTAATGGAGCTGTGACCTATCAAAACTTGATGGATGAAGAACTTGTCTTTAAAAATATAATGGACCGTGTAGAGCTGTTAGAGGCTGAATACGGTAAGGCTAAGTTTGTAGCAGGTTGGACATTAAGGAATGCTAAGTTTTGGGAACGCTTTAATTTAGGACAGGTCAGTGCTGACGAAGTTGATAATGCTGTTAGAGAAATCCATGAAGGAGCAAAAAAATCTCACGAGAACTTTAAGAAGCTAAGACAAAGCTTAGAGGACTTACGCAAATCTGGTGATAAACGAGTATCTCGGATATTAAAAGAAGCTTATGACTACAGTGACGGTGATATTAATAGTATCCGTTCTCTAGATGCATGGGCTAAAAAACAAGTAGATCCTAAAGGTCTAATTGTTAGCGGTGATAGAGGTATGAACCTCTTTGCTAAAGGTGCTTGGGCTAGTGTTTATAACAATGTCTTATCTGGTTTATCTCCATTAAGAGCTGCTTTAGGAAACGGATCAAGTCTTATTCTTAAACCAATGACTACCCTCGCAAGAGCAGGTATTAAATCAATATTTAGTGGTAGTTCAGAACCTTGGGAAAGAGCAATCTATCTCCATAGTTCTATGTTTGAAACTTCTCGTAGAGCTTTCAATGATATGACAGCACGTATGGCAAAAGTCCATAGTGATCCTGATGCCATGATGAAAGCTATCCGTAAGGACTACGTTATCGAAGAGGATAATGCTTATAAGATTATTGATGACTACTCAGAGAAGTGGGAAAAAGAAGGTGACCATTGGAACTCATTCTATTGGGGTTGGGCTAAGTTAAACCGTTCTGTTTCACGTATGAAATGGATGAGAACTGGTATGACAGGTATGGCTGGAGTTGATGCTTACACTGATACTTTCATGGCTACTTATGTCTCAAGGGTGAGAGCTTATGATGAGGTATTTGGTAAATTTGGTAAAACATTAGATCCTGTTGAATTTCAGAAAAAGCTGAAAAATGCTGAAGAGATTAATTACAGGACAATGTTCGATAAAGATGGGTTGTTAACTGATGAAGCGGCTAAGAATGCTTCCGGTGAAATAGCTCTAAACCTTGATGATGGAGTATCTACTTGGTTGAATGCTGGCTTATCAAAAGTACCAGCAATGAAAGTCTTTATGATGTTCCCTCGAACTGGTATTAACCAAGTCAAGCAATCATTATCATACCTACCTATGGGTAGAATACCTGGCTGGAAGAGTAAGTATACAAAAATCTTAAAAGCTGGTGATGATAAGGAACTGATTAAAGATGCCCTTTTAGAACACGGTATTAAAAACTTCGAGAATACTCCTAACGCTATGGCTATTTATAAGCAGCTTAAGGATGAATACGAAGGTCGGATGATGATAGGCAGTGCGACTGCAATCATGGGATTCTGGTATGCAATGTCTGGTAATATCAGAGGTAATGGTCCTACTAATGCTAAAGAAAGGCAAGATTTAAAGAGGAAAGGGTGGCGACCATATACCGTCAATATTGGTGGTAATTGGGTTAGCTATAAAGGCATTCCCATGATCGAACAAATGTTTGCTCTAGTGGGAGATGTCGCTTATTACCAATCTGCTTTAGGTACTAATTTAACCACACAATTTATGGATAAATTAGGTTGGACTATCTCAGCTACATACCTAAATAACACACCTTTATATGGTATTGAACCATTCTTGGCTGTTATGAACGGGGATGAAGCTGCCTTTAAGAGGCTAGGAGCAAACATCGTAAGAGGTGCAATACCTCAATCTGGTGCGTTTGGTGTGGTAGCTAATGCTATTACTCAAGCTCAGAAAGATATCTATGATGACTTCCTAGGTTATGTCGCTAACTCAACTCCATTTAAACAAACCTTACCAAATCAAATTGATCACTGGACAGGTGAACCTGTTAATGAGGTAGATAATCATCTACTTAGAATGTTGAATGCTGTCAGCCCAATCAAAGTTAGTGGAGGTGAAGAGCCTTGGAGACTTTGGTTATTGAATAGTGGATTTGATGATATCGGATTCCTAAGACAATATAATGCTGAAGAAAGAGAAGTCATAGGTAGGTTTATGGGTGAAGATAAGCTTTACAAAAAAGTTGAGCGTATGAGTAAAACACCTAAATGGAATAAACAGCTTAATGATCTAAGAAAGCTGATGCAACAACCTGGTGTATCAAAACAAGAAGTACTGCAATTTAGAAAATCACTTCCTGTTTACGGTGAATTAAGAAGAATACTCATGGCATCTCTAGATAGTGCTAAAGCTCGTATAGCTATGGACCCTAGATATAGGCATCTAGATATACAAAAAAGAGGCATAGCTACTACTAAGAAGTTTATGGAGAAAGGCTTAGTAGAAGCAGCAAAGAATAACGCAGATACAAATCAAAGAATTAACGACTTACTAAATCTACCCAACAGATAAATAATGAAACTTATCAATGGCTACAACTGAATCGAATATTACTGTAACTAATGCCTCCCAATTAACTTACAATTTTACATTTCCATACTTAAAGACCACTGATGTCAAAGTGAGCATCAATGGCGTGGTTAAAACATATCTAACTCATTGGGAGTTTGATAATGCAACAACCATAAAACTGAATAACAACCCAACAGTCGGAGATAAGTTAAGAATCTATCGTGATACTGATACTGACTCTCCATCTGCCACCTTCTATGCAGGGTCATCTATCAAGTCTCAGGACTTAAACGATAACTTCTTACAGAACTTATATACGACTCAAGAGAGTAAGAATAAAGTTGATACTGGATGGCAGAAAGGAGATGAAACTGTCATCAGTACTGAGACATGGTATACAAGTGATGATACAAAAGTAGCTTCTACTAAAGCTATTGAAGGTAGAGTAGACGCAAAGATAGATACAGCTTTAACTACTGATATTGCTGGAGGTAATCGTATAACGGTTATGGATAACACTCCTAGTAGTGGTCAGGTAACTTTAAGTGTAACACCTGGCTCTTTAGTCAATTTAGATATCAATGATTCAGCAGCTATAGAGCAATCAAAGTTAAACATAGCTGATGCCACTACGTCTGCAGCTGGCTATATGTCAACTTCAGATAAATCTAAATTAGATGGTATAGATACTGGAGCTAAAGATGACCAAACAGCAGCTGAAATAAGAGCATTAGTTGAAAGTGCTACAGATTCAAACGTCTTTACAGATGATGATCATACTAAGCTTAATAATATTGAGACTGCAGCTACAGCTGATCAGACAGACTCTGAGATTAGAGCAGCTGTAGAGGCAGCTAGTGATAGTAATGTTTTCACAGATGCTGACCATACCAAGTTAAATGGTATAGAAACTGCTGCTACAGCTGATCAGACAGCAGCAGAGATCAAAACTGCATACGAATCAAATGCTGAAACTAACCCTTTAACAGATGCAGAAAAGCTAGTTATAGATGGTGTTACAGCTAATACCAGTGAGTTAAATAAACTTGATGGTGTTACTGCATCAACAGCTGAGTTAAACATAGTTGCTGGTAAATCATTTAAAACATCTAGTGGAACATTAGACACAACAAGTGATACAGAAATACCTTCATCAAAGGTTATCGCTGCTCACGTTGCTAGTTCTCAGAGTGCTGTTGGTGGTTTCGTTTCTATTTCTGATGAAGTATCATTCCCTAACTTACAACCTGCTAATGGAGTTGTAGTTAGTATCAATAATGCTGCTGGTGTTGTAGTTAACGGCTCTGGTGTAAGTACAACTGGTAGAAGATTAGATACCACTGTAGTAACTATTAATGGATTCCCTAGTTCATTATATAGCGAAACTTTAGCTGCTGGTGTTGGTCTTTTAGTTACAGCTACAAGTACAGCTAATACATACAATTATCATAAAATATTAGTTGCTGAATCAGATGTTAAACAACTTAGTGATGACATCAACGACTTTAACTCTAGATATCGTATAGCTTCATCAGCACCATCGTCTAATAACGATGAAGGTGATCTCTACTTTGATACTGGAGCTAACAAGATGAAGGTATATAACGGATCAGCGTGGGATGACGTTGCTTCTGTTGGTAGCTTCTTTGTTAATACAATCTCTAGTTCCTCTAGTACTGGAGGTGGTAGTGCAACATTCAATGGTAGTGCTTATAGATTCACTTTAAGTAATGCTGGTCAAGCTGCTCAACAACATATTGTCAGTGTAAATGGAG